ATCCCGAACTTCGGACAACTACTATAAAAACATGGCAAGAGTTATTTCCAGAAAACATTTGGGGACCATTTAGATGGAGCCCACCATTAACGCATCATATTAAATTACCACCTAGAGACGGAGCTCCAGGAATAGACTGTGAAGTTATATTCTTAGCTCTTGATCAACCCAAAGATGTTAGGAAATTATTATCAATGGAACTTACCGGTGCGTGGGTTAACGAGGCCAGAGAATTGCCCAAGGCTGTTATCGATGGTCTTACGCATCGTGTTGGTCGTTATCCCACCTTATCAGATGGAGGAGCAAAACCCTGGAGAGGTATTATTATGGATACGAACCCAATGGATGATGATCATTGGTGGTATCGATTATCTGAAAAAGAAAAGATGTCTGGTCAGTACGCATGGAAGTTTTATAAACAGCCAGGTGCTGTTATTGAATACACTAAAGATGATTTACCAGAAAACCCAGAGGCTAATGGATTTATTTATAGTGCTAAGAAGTGGTGGATGGCAAATCCTAAAGCAGAGAATAAAAAAAATTTACCGACTGGATACTACGAACAAACTTTACTCGGAAAGAATATTGATTGGATAAGATGTTATGCCCAGGGCCTTTACACTTATGTCCAAGAAGGTAAACCTATTATTAGTGAGTACGATGACAATATGATGGCTACAGAAAATATTGAGCCGGATCCATCTGTACCAATTCAAGTTGGTGTTGACTTTGGTTTAACTCCAGCAGCAATCTTTGGACAAAGACTTCCTAATGGAAGATGGGTTATACTTCATGAGCTTGTAACTTTTGATATGGGATTAGAAAGATTTGGTACAATGTTAAAATCAGAACTCGCAAGTCGTTATCCTAAATTTGATATTCTGGTATGGGGAGATCCAGCCGGACAAAAGAGAGATGAGATTTATGAAGTAACTGCATTTGATCATTTAAGATCTATAGGTCTAACTGCTAGACCAACTGCAACGAATGATTTTAAAGTAAGACGAGAGGCTGGTGCAATGCCAATGAATAGATTGATTGATGGTAAGCCTGGTCTATTGATTGATCAAAAATGTAAAAGACTTCGTAAAGCATTGAGTGGAGGTTATCATTTTAAAAGAGTACAAATCTCTGGAGCTGAACGATATAGAGATCAACCAAACAAGAATGAACATTCCCATGTCGGTGATGCTTATATGTATTTATTATTAGGTGGTGGCGAACACAGAGCTCTAACTAGAGGATCTAATCCTAAGTTTAGGCAATCAGTCGCAACTACAGATTTTGATATATTCTCATGAGTAGTAAGTCTAAAATTAAAGGTACAAGAGTGGAAAGAAAAATAGTAAAACTATTTGAGGATTTGGGTATCAAAGCAAGAAGGCAACCATTGTCTGGAGCCTTGCAAGATTTTCCCCATGATGTCCAGGTCCAACTAATGGGTGGTTTAAATTGTGAAGTCAAAGCAAGAAAAGATGGAAAAGGTTTTGCAACAATAAAAAGATGGAAAGGTTCAGCAGATCTATTAATAATGGTAGAGGATTATGATGAGCCTTGTGTATTAATGAACTGGAGATTATGGCAACAAATAGCGAAGATACTAAAAGAAAATGGAGAGTAAAAGTTTGGCTGCAAAGCGAACTTCAATTAGAAACAGAAGTAGAATTAGAATGTACAGAAAAAAAATTAAAACAATTATGTTTTCCTAAGAAGTACAGATTAACATATGAACCTATCGACACTTGAAAATATATTTAATATTGATGGAAAGAATAGTCCGTTAACTGTATTACCTTTTAAATCTTATTTACTTACTTTAATGGATCTTCATCCAGAGGACCAGGCGAACATAGATCAGATACCTAATTACCTTCAATACATAGATCGTGCAACAAAGTCTGGATATGGTTACACAGTTATAGATGGCAATGGTAAACCCATAGTTTGCTTTGGTGTAGCTCCACAATGGCCAGGAGTTGCTGAACTTTGGTTAATACCAGATATGAAATTAATTTTTAAATATAGATTAAAGTTTCATAAAGGTGCAAAAAAATTTATGGAGATGTGTGCTGAAGAATTAAATCTACATCGGATCCATGTAACAGTTAGTGCTCGAAATGTTCGGGCATTAAAATGGATTGAAAGGATATATTTTAAAAGAGAGGGTGTATTAAAAAAATATACTTTCGACAAAAATGATATGATAATGTATAGTAGAATATTTGAGAGGTAATAATGGGAAGTTTATTTAAGACACCAAAATACGAGCCACCTAAAGAAATGGCAGCATCTAATAAGCTGTTAGATGAGAGGGAGGCAAGAGCTGAGGCATCAGAGAAAAAAGAAAAAAGAAAGATAGCTGCTAAAGCAAGAACTCGTAGAATGGGTGGAAGATTATTATTTTCTCAAGAGAGAGCTATTCCTCAGTTAGGGGTGGGGAGCAATTTAGCTAGTGTTCAATCATACTCAAGAAATCCCTATGAAGATGAAAGGATGGCATAGTTATGGGTGGAGTACCAATTATCGGTGATGTAGTAGAAACTGTAACTGATGTAGTTACTGGTGGTGGTTCTAAAAAAAGAACTACAGAAACTAGAGCTGCTGAAGTTTCAAAAAAAACTGAACCAGAAAAAAAAAGAGATATTACTAGAACTTTAAGAAGAAGGGTTCCTAGAACTAGAAGAACTGGTGCAAGTTTAGTTGGTGGTAGACTTACTGGCGATACTGCTAATAAAGATCTAAGTCCAATTAGAAATCCAAGAGATCAATCTACTTTAGGAGGTTAATCATGGCTGAGAGAGAACCTCAAGTCTTTGTAAGAAATCCAAGACACAGAGATCTTGAAAAAGAAAAAGAGGAACAAGAAAATAATGGCTAAAGATTATCACACAACTAAAGACGGAAAAAAAGCTAAGAAGGGTTTATATTATTATATCAACCGAAAAAAAGCAGCCGGTACTTCGAAACCAAAATCTAAATCAACTATTTCTGATGAGGCCTACAAAAATATGAGAGCTGGGTTTCCTAAGAAAAAAAGAAGGGAAGGATTAGTCTAATGTATAAAATGAAAATGAAAGCAAAAACATCTAAATCAAAACCAAAATCTAAAAAAATTAAACCATCTAATAAAAAGAAAAGTTACTAATGATTATATTTGGACATACTGTTAAAGAATGGAAACGAAGAGCAATGTTACATAAAACTTGTATCATTATAACTGTTGTATCTTTTGTATTAGGAGCTGCGATCTTTTAATGGTAGCTAAAAAATATCAGAATGAGAGTGGTGGATTAAACCAAGCTGGTAGAGATTATTACAATAGAACAGAAGGTAGTAATTTAAAAAGACCATTGAACTCTGGTAAAGATGGTAGACGAGTTTCGTTCGCTGCTAGATTTTCTGGTATGGAAGGACCATTAGAAAAAAATGGTAAACCTACAAGATTAGCACTAGCTCTAAAAAAATGGGGATTTAAAAATAAAGCAGAGGCAAGAGCTTTTGCAAATAAAAATAAGGACACAGCATAATGCATTTAAAAGCAAACCAAGTATTAGATAGATCTAAAAAAGCATTTACTAAAAAAGAATTGTGGAGAACTATCTATGAGGATTGCTATCGTTATGCATTACCTCAAAGAAATTTATATGAAGGTTACTACGAAGGGAATGTTCCTGGCCAAAATAAAATGAACATGATCTTTGATAGTACAGCTATTCATTCAGTACAAAGATTTGCAAATAGAATTCAATCTGGTTTATTTCCTCCATACAAAAAATGGTGCAGACTAGAACCAGGTAATGAGATCCCACCAGAGAAAAAAGCTGAAGTACAATCAGCTCTAGATTTATATTTAGATAAAATGTTTTCTGTTTTAAGACAATCAAACTTTGATTTAGCTATTGGAGAATTTTTATTAGATCTATCTGTAGGAACTGCTGCAATGTTAATTCAACCAGGTGATGATTTAAATCCAATTAAATTTACTCCGGTTCCTCAATACTTAATAGCATTAGAAGAAGGGCCAAGTGGAACTGTAGATAATGTTTATCGTAAATATAAATTAAGAGGAGAAACAATTACTAGAGAATTTCCAGATGCAAAAATTCCAGAAACATTACAAAGATACATAGATGAGAAACCTCAAGAAATGATCGAACTTGTTGAGGCTGTTGTTTATGATTTAGATAGAGGTGATTATTGTTACCATATATTACATGAAAAATCTAAAGAGGAATTAGTATTCAGACGAATGGATCAATCACCATGGATTGTAAGTAGATATATGAAAATCCCTGGAGAGGTATTTGGTAGAGGCCCATTAGTTACAGCATTGCCAGATATTAAAACTTTAAATAAAACTTTAGAATTACTATTAAAGAATGCTAGTATTGCTTGTGCTGGTGTTTACACAGCAGCAGATGATGGAGTAATCAATCCATCTAATATTCGTATTCAACCTGGATCTATTATTCCAGTTGCTAGAAATGGTGGACCACAAGGTGCATCACTAGCTCCATTACCAAGATCTGGAGATTTCAATGTATCTCAAATTGTTATTAATGATTTAAGAATGAATATTAAAAAACAATTACTTGATGATACTTTACCACCAGACAATATGTCTGCGAGATCAGCTACAGAAATTGTAGAAAGAATGAAAGAACTTGCTCAGAATATGGGTGCTGCATTTGGTAGACTTATAACTGAGACGATGGTTCCAATCATTCGTAGAACACTCTTCATTATGGATCAAAAAGGTTTGATCCAGCTCCCTTTGAAGGTTAATGGGCTTGAGGTGAAAGTTACTCCCGTAAGCCCATTAGCAAAAGCACAAAACTTAGACGAAGTAAATGAGGTTATGCAATTCTTTCAAATTGCTAATGCTCTTGGGCCTGGTGGTGTTGCTGAAGTTAAACCAGATGCTATTGCAGCATTCGTTGGAGATAAACTAGGTATACCTTCAGAACTTAGAACTTCACCAGAAGAGAAACAACAAATTATACAACAGAGTATGCAGATGTTATCTGCTCAAGGTATGATGCAAGGAGGTGGACCAGCTCCAGGACAAGCTGCACAACCAACACAACAAGAACCGGTAGAGGCTGTAGAAGAACAACTTAGATCATGAAACAAGGCTGGGATGGAATAGAATTCTTAGATGTAAAACCTAAGAATGAAAATAAAGACACAGAATTAGAAACTAACAAAGCATTTGCTAGAACTTTTGAAACTGAAGAAGGAAAGAAAGTTTTAGAGTTTCTAATTAATAAAACTTTACAACAACCAACATGGATCCCTGGTGGTGATAATAGTTATGGTTATGCTAGAGAAGGGCAAAACAGTATCATTAGAGAAATCCAAACTAGAATAGGAAGGACAAAACAATGAGTAATGAAAATATAGAAGAAAATAAAAATGAAGGATTAATGGCAAACACTTCCCCACAAGTAGAGCAAGAGGCTCCTAACCCGGAAGAAACAGTTATACCTCATTTAGAAGATGACAATAAAGATCAAACAGTAGAAGAGGCTAAAGCTGAACAAGAAACAAAAGTTTTAGAAAAACCAGAATACATTGAAGATAAATTTTGGGATCCTAAGTCTGGTGCTAAGATTGAAGAGTTAAGTCATTCTTATAAAGAATTACAAAAACAATTTTCTATGGGTAAACACAAAGCTCCTTCTGAGTATGATTTATCTGTAATGGAAGATGTTGATATTGAGAATGATGTCCTAGCTAAAGAATTTTTAGATTGGGCAAAAGAGAATAAACCAACTCAAGGTGCTTTTGATAAACTTGTAAACACATTTAAGACATTATCTCAACAACAAGCACAAGAAGAAAGTATTAATCCAGATGAAGAGGCTAAAGCTCTTGGTCCAAATGCAGATCAAATTATTAGTGGTATTAAAACTTGGGGACAAGGATTAGTAGCCAAAGGTGTATGGTCTGATCAAGACTTTGAAGAGTTTAAAGTATTTGCTGCAACAGCTAATGGTATTAATGCATTAAATAAAGTAAGAAAATATTATGGTGAACAAACAATTCCAACTGCACCAGTAGATGTAGATGGAGCTGCAAGTAAACAAGAACTATATGAAATGGTAGCAGATCCTAAATACAAATCAGATCCAGCATATAGAAGAAAAGTTGAAGAACAGTTTGCTAGAGCTTTTCCAGGTAAAGTTAATACTGGAGATATTTAATTTAGGTACTTGATAATTTTATAAAATTCGACTATTCTTATAGCCGAAGATAACCAAATTTATAAATGGCCTTCTGGCTGGTGAGCAAAGACACCATTTTTGTCAGCCGGGCTTTACCCCGACAACTGCAAGTTAAGTAAAACTAATGTGTTAAAAACAAGGAGATAAAAGTATGGCACAATCAATAACAAA